CTAATGTAACTCTTTCGTCAGCAGGAGTTTTAGCAACAACAGATTTTGGCGGTACTTCAACTACTCCAACAACATACAATTTTACAATTAGAATAACAGACGCAGAGGGTCAAACAGCAGATAGAGCATTTAGTTTGACTTCTAGCTTCGGAAGTTCAGGAGGAGGACAATTTAACTAATCATGGCTAATACACAATTAAATAAATCAGTTCAAAAAAATGCAAATAATGATGCAATAACTAAAATGACTTTTAGTGCTTGGATTAAAAGAAGTGCATTAGGAGAACAAATAATATTTGCCGCACATCAATTATCTTCTTATTATACACATTTTTATTTTAATAGTGATGACAGAATACAAATTTATAGTTTTATAAATTCTTCAACTGCGGCTAACCTTGTACTTGATAGACGATTTAGAGATACTAATGCTTGGTATCACATTGTATTAACTATTGATACAACATTAGGTACAGATACTGATAGAATGAAAGTTTATGTTAATGGAGTAAGAGAAACTGTAACTAATGGTGGTACTACTTATCCAAGTCAAAATTCAGCTTTTGGACAATTTAGTGATACAGGTGCAACTTTAAATATAGGAAATACTGCTAATAGAGCTGTTTTTGATGGTTTAATGTCCCATGTTCATTATACACCTTATTATGCTTATGATGCTTCATACTTCGGTAGTACAGACAGCACAACTGGAGAATGGAAAATAAATACTTCTCCAAATGTAACTTATACCACAGCAGGTTTCTTTATTTTAAAAGATGGTAATTCAGTAACAGACCAATCTGGTAATAGTAATAACTTTACAGTTGGTAGTGGAGAAGTTACAAAAACAGAAGATTGTCCAAGTAATGTTTATGCTACAGCAAATCCTTTAGTTCGTAATCAAGTAACAATAACTACTGCTAATTTAACTGTACG